AACAGCACCGAGACCGAAAACGAGCGGCTCGGGTTCGAGGCCTTCGCACGCCTGATCCGCCGGGCCGAGGCCGTCCACCAGATCACTGCCGCGCCCGGCAAGGAGGGGGTGTGATGGCTTTTCTCTTCGCATCTGGCGATCCGCGCGGCGAGCCGAAGCTGACGCTTGAACAAGACGAATTTGGAAAGTGGGAGTGGCGTGTATGGTGTCCGCTCGGTGCTAGACCTGAACGCCAGGCGCAAGCTTATGCCTTAGCAGAGAGACTCAACAGCCCGACTGGACGACTCCGCAAGCATCGCCATGAGTCGCTGCCACCGCGAACCGAAGAGTTCATGCGAGGAATCGTCAAGGAGGTAGGTCATGAGTGAGGTGAAGCGGTACATCATTGGCCGAAACGGCCTGCCTGAGTTCCATGATTCCGGTGAATATGTTGCGACGAGCGACTACGACGCCCTCGCCGCCGAGGCCCAGTCGCTAAGGGAGGAAGTCGAAAAAGCACAGAATGCGCTCGCTTTCACTGAACAGTGGCACGGGGTTCGGTATGAGCGTTTATGGCACTGGGCTCATGCCGAACTGGACGAAGAACAGAAGCGACGCTACTTCAACATCGTGGCGAACGGCACCGCAGAACATAGCGAGCCACCAACCTACGCGCAGCAGCTTTGCCGAATGAAACATCGGTACGAATGTGCAGAGAAGGAATTCGCAGCACTGCGCGCAAGGGTGGTGGTTGTGCCGGATCCGGTCACTATGGATGGCACGACTACCATCCGTGAATACGTCGCCAACGCAGTTCCTAAGGACACGCCCATGGACAAATGGACGCAGGGATACGAGGAATGCAAGCGACGGATTCACGCGATGTTCGAGCAGCCATGCAACAAGCGCCCCAACGGCCTGACGGTCAGCGAGGGGCTGTTGCGCAGGCTGTGTGAGCCACTGCTTTCGCATGCTAATTACGTCGTAGCTCGCAACGAACTCCGCGCCCTGTTCAACGAGGACAAGGAGAACGGCAATGGCTGACGAACTAAAACCGTGCCCGTTCTGCGGATGCTCGATGCGCCTAGAGAGCAACCGCGACTGGCATAGGATCGTAGGCGAGCACGCTTTAGAGTGCGCCTTCACGGACAGCGAAACAATGGTGGTGCCGGCAACAAAAGAGCAGCGTGATATTGCTGTCTCCGACTGGAACACCAGAGCCGTCCCCGCGGACCATGTGGTGGTTCCGCGGGAAGTCCTGGAGCGCCTGTACAGCAGCGATACCGCAACGGCACTGATGGCAGCGGCAGAACTAAGAGCCCTACTCAATCCCTAGCTCTTCCCCTTAACCACCACCATCGACCAGGCTGAAACCCGCATGCCTTCTGGGTTCTAGCATAGAAACCGGCCGATTTTGGGCCAGGAGACCACCAGCATAAACCAACGCATCAGACCACCGGAGGACCAACCGTGGACAACGACAACGAAACCATATTGGCAGTGATAGTCATCGTTCTCTTCGTCCTGGGAATCTTCCGGGTCGTCGGGGATATGCAGGAACTCTACAGGCAGACAGAGCTGAAAGGACAGGAGTTGAGCAGATGGAGCAAGCAATGAGAGAAGAGTTTGAAGCGTGGGTTACCAACGCTATGGGCGGTTACGCCGATCTTAGGAAATCCAATGACCCTAACTTTGACTATGACGACGTTGATGTGGACTTTGCTTATCAAGCCTGGAAAGCCAGCCGCGCGGCTCTGAGGGTGGAGGACGAGATCGACAGGCTCAAGGCGGAGAACGATGCGCTGCGTGAAGCTCTCTCTCAAATCTCCAATGCATCATGTAGCGATGCTCGGTCTGTTGTAATCGCTCGCACTGTTCTCACCAAGGGAGCCACCAAATGACCGACACCAAAAAGCTGAAGGAGCTGGCGGAATCTTTAGTGATCCGCGCCGGTAGCGCCGGCCCTGATATCAGCGCTGATTTTCTTGGGCTGATCGCCGAGGTTGAGCGACTGAACGCTCGGCTCAAGGCGGAGAACTGCGCCCACAAGGACACGCAGAAACACTGCGAGTTGTTGGAGCAGTACTTGAAGGAGTGCGCAAGCGCCCTGCCTGGCACCTACTACATGGACCCTCCAGACGGCGGCAATGTCAGCATTCCCGAGCAGATTCGGCGCATGGCGAAGGATGCTGCGCGGTATCGGTGGCTGCGGGAACGCGACCTGGAAACGATCAGCCGCGGCGGGGTATTCGCAGGGATGACCCCGAAAAACATAGTCCTGAATCTGGAAGACCTGGACGCTGAAATCGACGCAGCCATAGAAGGAGCCAAGCAATGATGGAACCTGAAATCATCCATGTCCCAGAGCTTGCCAAGCTGCTGGGGCGCACAGAGTCATCAATACGCAGCGCGATCCAGACGCGCCCCGACTGGTTACCCCCATACTTCAAGCAGGGCGTGCGGGTATGCTGGAGGCTAGAAAGCGTGCGCAAGTTTCTGCGCGACTACGAGGCTGGAGAGCACAAGGCTCCGAAGGTGGGAAGGCCGAGGAGAGAACCTCCGAGGCTGGCCAAGGTCGGCTAGCCCAGCTTGTCGGCCAGGGCATGAGGCGAAAGGTGGGTGTAGCGTTTGAGCATGGCCAGTGTCTTGTGCCCTGTGATCGCCGCTACCTCCATCATAGAGAAACCCCGCTCAAAGAGGCGCGACGTGGCCTCATGTCGGAGGTCGTGGAAGGTAAGGCCGCTCACTCCCGCGGCCTCGCAAGCCTTGGGGAAGTAGTTGCTAACGGTGTTCGGTGCAAGGCTGAACACCTTGCCATCAATCCGCGCCGGAAGCGACTTGAGAAGTTCTCGAGCGCGTGAGGACAGGGGAACCGACCGGCGTTCGCCGTTCTTCGTATCCTCCAGAACTGCCACCTTGTCCCGAATCTGCTCACGGCGCAGCAGGAGAAGCTCCGACCGGCGCATGGCTGTGTCTGCTGCCAGTTCGATAATCACCGGGAGTTCAGGGTGAAGCTTGGCGGCTTCAGCATAAATCTTGCGTAGTTCTATGGTAGTGGGCCTGCGCTCACGCGCCCTGCTCCCCTTTGGCATACGCAGGTTCTTGCAGGGATTCGTCAGGCCTTCAAGCCGCCACTCCTTTGCCGCAATGGTATAGAGGTGGCTGATGATCGCCAGATCTAACCGAACGGTAGACGATGAGGCGCCATCCTTCAGTCGAGAGTCACGATACTCAGCAAGATCAGACGGAGTGATTTCTCCAAGCCCTTTCGCTGCCAGGGGATGTGCCAGCCATCTCCTGATTCGACCCCTTTCCTGGCTGGCCCCCTTCTTATGCTCAGAAATCTCCCTTTCGTATTGCTCTAAGGCCTTGCCTAGCATGGTTCGCATGGCCGCCCTGGTGTCGACGAATCGAGAGCGCGACATATCGCCCTCGATCTCGGCTGCCCAGCGCTGGGCCTCAGCCTTGGTGTCGAAGGTAGCGGAAAGAGTTGGGTGTCCTTTTCTGCGGATCTGTGCGCGCCAGGCGCTCCCGCGTTTCTCGAAGTAAGCCATGCGGCGAACTTTAGTGGGGGAATGGGGGAATGTCAC